AACGAGTAATCGAGGCCTTGGAGTCCCCTTCACAGGGGCCGATTACGAAGCGTACCGCTTGCGAAATGCTCAATATAAGCTACAACACAACTAGACTTGCAAATATAATTCAAGAGTATAAAGATCGCAAAGAGTTTATACAAAAACGAAAAGCACAGAACAGAGGAAAGCCTGCGACAAACTATGAGATTGCAGAGGCAGTCACAAGTTACTTGCATGGCACTCCTATTTCTGAGATAGCTTCCTCATTGTTTAGAAGTCCTAGCTTCATAAAAACTTTGCTAGAAAAGATAGGAGTTCCCGATAGAGGAACAAAAGAAGAGCAGGCACGAGTAGCGTATCTACCAGACAATGCAGTGTCAGACACATTTGAAGAAGGTGAGATCGTTTGGTCTGCTCAGTACCATAAAACCGCTGTAGTAAGGAAAGAATACACTATTGACCATCAGAACTCTTTGAAGGGTGTAAGTACAAAAGATTACGAAAATGAATACGGCTCTAAACTTTATAGTATTTATATTGTGGAAGATGGAGACTGGTCAGATAGTTTCTTTCCAGGTGTTACATCAGGCGGGTTTTTTGCTTATTCACTTGCCTACGATTTGGGCAAGCTAGAACACTTAAAACAGTATGGAGTTGATTTATCAAGATTGTAAAAAATAATTCTTGACAATAATGTTAAAAACCTCATATAATATATTTTCAAACTTACTGAAAAGAAGGAATATTTTTCATGGCATGGGACGAAGAAAAAAGACTGGCCGCCATTGAAGCCTATCAGGATGGTAACCCTACTCCTGAGAATTCGATGGAACTCGTTAAAGAGATTGCAGAAGATCTGGAAGAAAGCCCCAACGGGGTTCGTATGATTCTAACTAAAGCGAATGTATACGTTAAAAAATCTCCTGCTGCTGCAGCCTCATCCTCTTCAGGATCATCAGGTGGTACTAGGGTTTCTAAGCAAGCAGCTTGCGATGCTTTGATTGCCGCTCTGACTGATGCTGGTCAAGAGGTTGACGAGGATATTATCAGTAAACTAACTGGTAAAGCCGCGCAGTATTTTACCGGAGTAATCAACTCAGTAAATAACTAATAGGAGGCTAACAAGCACCGAGGAGTTTCGGCTTCTCGGTGTTTTCTTACATTCATAGGTTTCACCTTCAAGCTCAGCAGTTGCAAAAAAGTTTGCTTAACCTGGTATTAAGGAGAAACAGTGAAAAAGGAAGAGCTAAAGGCTGTAGTCAGAAATTATGGCGACGCCATCATTACCTACAGGAGTGAAAACTCTAAGAAGCTAAAGTACAATGTTTGTACATTAGACTTTACTACGGAGTACATTCGAAATAAGAAAAGTCGAACAAAAGAAAACGACTCTACAGTTTTATTCTTTTGCTGGGACACGGACTCTTATCGACTCCTAAAACCTAAGAATGTGACCAGTGTAGTACCACTATCCTCAGTTCTAAAGAACCAGAGGTAGCTATGGAATTACATGAAGCCCCCGAGGTCTATGAACGAGTCATACACTATGATTCTGAAAAAGGCCATCAAGTACGCCTCACAATAAGCACTTTCCGAGGTGTAGAATACCTGGGACTGCGAAAATACTATTTAGACTTTGAAGAAGAGTGGAAGCCTTCGAAAGAAGGAATTTCTATGGCAATAGACTTTTCAAATACTCGAGAACTTTTCATAGGACTGACAGAGATACTTTCTCTTGCAGAATCTAAAGAAGTGATAGAAGAACATTTCGCAGATTTAATCCAGGATATCTACAAATAATTCTTGACATTTTACCTGAAATTTAGTATACTATTCTTTACAGTTTTACAGAGGTAAAAAATGCAAACTTTCTTAGACTATGCTGCTCAAAAATATTTTGAGGGCGATCCTATTCTTTCTGACGAAGAATGGGATAGACTAGCAGATAAGTATCATTATGTAGAAGTAGGATTTCCTACAAACAAAGGAATACCCCATCTCTACAAAATGTATTCTCTTCAAAAATGCTTCAATCTCATGAAGCCTCCCTTTCCTTTAGATGAGGTGTGCCTGAGTCCAAAACTCGATGGTGCAGCTGTGTCTTTGCTGTATGAAAATGGAGTTCTAAGACTCGCACTTACTAGAGGAGACGGAATTAAAGGACAAGACATCACGGATAAGATGCAGTTCTTAGTTCCTACAAGAGTCAATGTAACTTGGCCTCTGCAAATTACTGGAGAAGTAGTTGCTCCTTCAAGTATACCCAATGCTCGTAACTATGCAGCGGGTGCATTGAATCTCAAGTCTACGGAGGATTTTTCTTTCCGGGACTTGTATTTCTTTGCCTATGAAATGCAGCCATATAAATTGCCTACTTACGATGCTGCTATGGCTATGCTTGGCAGCCTGGGCTTCAGAACAGCTTATCTTGACGATTGCTCTAAGTTTCCAACTGACGGAACTGTGTATCGAATAAACTCCTACGAGAAGTTTGAAAGTATGGGATACACAGCTCATCATCCAAAAGGTGCTTTTGCGTTGAAAACTCAGAAGCAAGGGGAGATAACTACTCTGGTTGACGTAGAGTGGCAAGTAGGTAAAAGCGGGGTCGTAAGCCCTGTAGCAATTCTAGATCCTGTAGATATTGAAGGGGCTACTGTTTCTCGTGCAACTCTACACAATATAAACTACATACGAAGTCTTGACCTGAAACTTGGATGTCAAGTTGAAGTAATAAGGTCTGGTGACATTATCCCAAGAATCGTTAGACGCGTTGACCTTTAAAAAAATAAATCTTGACTTTTTATGTAAAGTCCCCTATAATATATACTTAAATTCAGAGGAAGAAACTTAGTGCAAAATATAGTATTTCCAAGTGCTTGCCCATCTTGCGGCGTAGTGTTACAGTTGAGAAATGATATACTTTATTGCACTAACTCGTCTTGTGGTGAGCGCAGCCTGAAGCAGATAGAGAATTTTGCAAAAACTCTCAAGATCAAAGGTCTCGGCGCATCCACCATTAAAAAACTAGAGCTTCACAGTATTTGTGATATTTATTCTCTTTCTGAGGATGAAATTATCGAGGCTCTCTCGTCTGAAAAATTAGGTAAGAAGTTGTTTATTGAAATAGAGAATTCAAAGTCTCTGTCCTTGAACGACATTTTACCTGGCTTTAGCATACCTCTCATCGGAAGGACAGCTACAGAAAAATTATCAAAAACTCATAAAACTATATTTGATATAACTGATTTTTCTTGTAGGGAAGCCGGACTAGGAGAAAAAGCTACAGCCAACCTTATTAGCTGGATGGAAGAATGTTTAGATTATTTCTGTACAACACTTCCTTTTGATTGGACTTTCAAAACTTCTGTAATGCAAAAACTCAAAGGAATTGTGTGCATTACTGGTAAGTTATCTAGCTATAAAACCAAAGCCGAAGCTGCAAAGGAATTGGAAAGCCGAGGCTTTGCTGTAAAATCAACTTTAACAAAGGATGTTACTATCTTAGTCAATGAGAGTGGACAGGAGTCGGCTAAGACTAAGCAGGCCAGGGATAGAGGCTTAACAGTAATTGACAACTTATTAAATTTTTTGGAGAATTAGTATGGCAGTCCCTAAGTGGAATGACGAACGTACAGCAGCTCTTACTACTTTCGTAGGCGATGAGAGCCCTGTATCCCAAGCAACTGTTGCAGGCGCAGCAGAGAACTTGGAAACCTCAGCCCGTTCAGTTTCTAGCAAACTGCGTAAAATGGGCTATGAAGTAGAGCTTGCTTCTACATCTTCTAGCAAGGCTTTCACAGCCGAGCAGGAGTCTACTCTTGCTACTTTTGTCAATGACAACAGTGGTAACTACACCTATGCTGAAATTGCTCAGTATTTTGAAAATGGAACTTTCACAGCGAAGCAGATTCAGGGCAAGATTCTTTCTATGGAACTTACCTCTCATGTGAAGCCTGCTCCTGTTCGTGAGACTGTAAAAACTTACACTGACGAAGAAGAAGCTCAATTCATTCAGCTTGTTCAGAATGGTTCCTATGTAGAAGATATTGCAGAAGCAATGGGTCGATCTGTAAACTCTGTTCGAGGCAAGGCTCTCAGCCTTCTTCGTGCCGGTTCTATCGATGCTATTCCTGTACAAGCTACTACTAAAGGCAGCGCGAAAGCAGATCCTCTGGCAGAAATCGATGACACTTCTACTCTTACTGTAGAAGAAATCGCAACTGCTATTGGCAAAACTGTTCGTGGTGTTAAAACTATGCTTACTCGTCGTGGTCTGGTCGCATCAGATTATGACGGCGCTGCTCGCAAAGAGAAAGCTGCACAGTAAGTTAGTTCTTTGAAGCGGGGGGTGTATTCCCTCCGCTTTTTATCGTTCGGGAGAAATGTGATTGAATCTAGCTAGTGCTTTTTTACAGCAGGTACTCAAGTGTCAGGACTCTGATACTTGGAGCCTTGTGCGTAAAAATTATCTGCCTAAAGAGTATCATACTCTTTTTGATGCAGTGACCAAGCACTCTGAGAAGTTTCATACGCTTCCCACTTTTGACGATCTTCATGCTGCTGTAAGAGACAGTAGTACACAAGAAAAGGTGTACGCTGTTCAGAATGGACAGGAAGTTGATTCTGATGCTTTTACACTATTACAGTATCTAAAGAATGAATACGCTCAAAAGGAGATTCTCACATCTCTCGACAAATATGTAGACTCATCCGTAGCATTTCTTGATGCCGAAGAGTCTATAAATGAGCTTCACCAGATTGTTTTGGATGTTGAAGAGAAAGTAGACATCCAAAGCCCTGAAGAGAGTATGCAAAGTATTCCTTTGTGGGAATCTGATGAAGATCTCGAGAGGTACGTTGCACTTGGTTTGAACGACGAGTACGATGGCGAGATTCGTTTCTCTCCCAGAGATTTGATTCTTGTCGGTGGTCGTCGTGGTGCAGGTAAGTCTATTACTTGTGCTAATATTGCAAACCGAGTAGTTGCCTCCGGAAAGTCTGCTATCTATTTCACTATCGAGATGGATAGCAGATCCATTCTGCAACGCTGTTGTTCAATCGCTACGGGGATACCATTCTCCAGGCTAAAGATGAAGAACTTAAATGTTGTTGAATGGCAAAAGGTTGCTTCATGGTGGGCTGATCGTTATGTAGACGGTCAGAACCGCTTGAAAGAATATGATGATCACAGGGACTTTGATAAGTTGCATCACACACTTAAGACTAGCCACGAGCTTCTCCCGACTCAACAGCTAGACGTTGTGTATGATGCGTCTTTGACCTTACCAAAGATCAGAGCTACTTTGGACAAACAAGTACAAAGGATAGCACCTGGAATTATCATCGTTGATTACATAAATCAAGTAAAGCGTTCTTCTGCTCCCTCTCGTGCAGGTCAGTATGATTGGACAGAGCAGATAGAAGTAAGCAAAGCACTCAAGTCGATGGCTCAGGAGTATGAAGTTCCTGTATTCTCTCCTTATCAGACGGATGCGACCGGAGAAGCCCGATTTGCCAAAGGCATACTCGATGCAGCAGATGCCGCGTATGCTCTTGAGACTTGGGATCAAGAAGATCAGTGCGTTACTTTTAACTGTGTAAAAATGCGATCAGCCTCCATGAAGTCCTTTACCTCCACAATGAACTGGGAAACTCTACAGATAGGCCCAGAAACCGCACTGTCCCCTAAAGAAAAAGAAGATGCGGACGTAAAAAGCGAAGAGAATATAGACGACATCTAAAAATATTTCTTGACACTTCTGTTATTTTTTAGTATAATATACTATTCAATAACAGGAGTAGTCATGTTAGTTTATACAAATACCGCTTACAGACCCCTCTCTCGTAATCGTAAAAAACTGCCAAAAAAGCCTCGCAGAGCCAAGCCTGTGTGGAAGCCTTATGTTCCTAGTAATAAGGTTTTTCGCCCGGATACTCCCGACTATCCATCACGCACTAGCCTGGTTGGTAGTTGTGAGAAAGCAAACGACGATTACAAAAAAGAAATATCCAAGAAGTACCCAGTAGCTCCTGCATACAACAAAGGAGCCTATCAAGTTATTTCAAACACAAACATTGAAGATATTGGCAAATGACAGTAGAAGAACTACTTAGTAGTAAGAAAATAACCTTTCAGCCAAAAGGTAAAGATTTTTTAGTCAGTTGTCTGAATCCAGATCATGCAGATAGAAATCCGAGTATGAGAGTGGATCAGATTACTGGAGTGTACAACTGCTTTTCATGTGGATTCAAAGGAAATGTATTTACTCTTTATGGCGAAAAGGTAAGTCAGTTACAAATACGCAGAGAACTTCTGAGAAGGAAAATTATCGAGAAACGTGCGGAGACTGTAGGCTTACCTTTTCCCTCCAATTCAGTTCCTTACATTGGCAATTGGAGACAAATCAAACCAGAAACATACAAACACTTTGAAGCCTTTCAAAATGGAAGCAGTGACCATGTGGGAAGAATCGTATTTCCCATTCGAGACATATCAGGAAAGATAGTAGCCTTCAACGGCAGACACACCACAGGCGGGGATCCTAAGTATAAAATCTCTCCTCCAGGTGCAAAGCTGCCTCTTTTCCCTGCAGTATCTGCACGGAACGGGAAAATAATGCTTGTCGAAGGCATCTATGATATGATAAACTTATATGATAAAGGAATAAAGAATGTAGCGTGTTGTTTTGGCACAAAGAACATTTCAGAAGATAAATTATCCTTGCTCAAGATGCAAGGAGCCACACAAGTAGACATCTTCTTTGATGGTGATGATGCAGGACAAAACGCTGCGGAAACAATAAAAGCTATGTGCGAGAAAGTTGGTCTCTTTTCCAGAAACGTATTTCTCAAGAATACTGACCCTGGAGCACTTAGCGAATCTCAGGTAAAGAAACTGGAGACTAAATTATATGGCTAGAGTTGCCTTAATAGAAACTAAACCAAGTAGAACAAACTATTCAAAAGAATTTGATAACGCTTTTGACTTCGAGCAGTTTCAACTCTGCTCAGACCCTACAATCAAAAAAGTCTTGAAACGAGACTGCGATCTTGATATTGATACTTCGCTGTACGACTGGATAATTCTGGTAGGTAGTGAAGCATTGAAATACTTTACAAAAATAACTTCTGTAACAGAATATTCTGGAAAGCTCGTAGAAGATAAATTCCTGCCTGTTATAAATCCATCAATGCTTGCCTTCAAACCAGAGGCTAGAAAGACTTGGGAAGATTCCAAAACAAACATCATTCAGTACATTAGCGGAGAAAAAGTGGACGCAGTGATAGATGACTCTATCGCTTTTGGTATACAAGACACGGAGACTGCTAATGAATTTCTTAGAAAAGCAATTGCACACGATAACGAATACATTGCACTTGACAGTGAAACTACTGGTCTATACCCTCGTGATGGGTATATGCTTGGTATTTCTCTATGCTACGATGGCAGCACTGCCGCCTATTTAGATACTTCTGTCTTTGATGAAACTACAGAAGATCTTATGCGAGAGCTGTTCGCCAAGAAAACTGTAGTATTTCACAATGCCAAATTCGATATCGCATTCTTTGAGTATCACTTCGATGTTAAATTTCCAAACTTCGAAGATACAATGCTGCTTCACTATTTGATAGATGAGAATCCGGGCACACACGGACTCAAGCAGCTTGCTATCAAGTACACTGATTATGGTGATTACGAGAAGCCAATGTATGATTGGATAGATCAGTATCGCAAAGAAAACAAAGTGCTCAAGAATGACTTCTGCTGGGAATGGATTCCCTTTGACGTAATGAAAGTCTATGCAGCAATGGATGCTCTAGTTACTTTTATTATCTTTGAAAAGTTCAAGAAGATCAAGCAAAATCCTAAACTCAAAGCAGTTTATGATAACTTACTCATTCCAGGTACTCGATTCTTGATAGGTATTCAAGACAATGGTGTGCCTTTTGATGCAGAGCGTCTGTCATTTGCACAAGAACTCATGCAGCAAGATATAGACAAAGCAATTTCTACATTGTATGAAAATCCTGCAATAGAAAAATTCGAGGCTATAAATGGTAAAGATTTTAACCCTAATTCTACTGTGCAACTCCGTTCTCTTCTGTTTGACTTTCTTGGTCTTAACCCGGTTGGAAAAAAGACTGGAACAGGAGCAGACTCGACGGATGCAGAAGTACTCAACATACTTGCAAGAGAATCTGAAGTACCTGGACTTATCTTGGACATACGTCAAAAGTCCAAAATTAAAAATACTTACTTGGACAAGATCATACCACAGCTTGATAGAGACTCTCACCTCAGGACTGGATTTAATTTACATGGCACAACTAGCGGTCGGCTTAGCTCTAGCGGTAAGCTTAATATGCAGCAAATTCCTAGAGATAACCCTATAGTCAAAGGCTGCATCAAAGCATCTGAAGGTAACAAGATTGTTGCTATGGACTTGACTACTGCTGAGGTTTATGTTGCAGCTAAACTTGCACAGGATGAAGCACTCATGGATGTGTTTCGTTCTGGTGGAAACTTTCACAGTACAATTGCTAAGACTGTATTCAAGCTACCTTGTGCTGTAGAAGAAGTTGCAGATCTATACAGTACCGAACGTCAGGCTGCTAAAGCTGTTACCTTTGGCATTATGTATGGTGCGGGTGCTAAGAAGATTAGTGACGAAGTGACTAAAAGTTCTGGAACAATATTCACTAAGAGTGAAGCACAAGAAGTCATCACTGACTATTTCAACACTTTTCACAGCCTGAAAAAGTGGATTACTTACAATGAACGATTCATCGAACAGAATGGGTTTATCTACAGCTTTTTTGGTCGTAAACGGAGATTACACAATGTCCATTCCACGGATAAAGCTATCCGAAGCCATACGATTCGTTCTGGTCTCAACTTTTTGGTTCAGTCTACTGCTTCTGATATCAACCTTCTTGGTGCAATAGATGCTCACAACCACATAGAACAAAATGGTATCAAAGCAAAAATATTTGCACTTGTACACGACTCAATTCTTGCAGAAGTTGTTGAATCAGATATTGAAGATTACTGTGAGACACTGAAGCATTTTGTACAGTTAGATCGTGGTGTAAGTATTTCTGGTGCTCCAGTTGGATGTGACTTTGAGATAGGTGAAGACTACTCAATGGGTAAGTTTAGCAAACAGTATGGTTCGAACAATTAAAACCCTATCTTCTATACAGTTTCCTGTCTATTTACTGCCTTCCTCCGATTGGGAGGTAGTAGATGGGCTTCTTCTCATGGAAGGAAAAATCTTAGACGATAGAAACATGACCGGAGACAGTTTAGGAGTAAGAAGGCTTCAGACTGAGTTCGCTTTATTTCCTCTGCCTACTCTTGTGTGGGATATTGTAGGAATAATCAAACAACGAACAAATTATTTCATAGATAGTGCAGGAATTCCGTTCATCTATGAAAAAACAAAGACAGTATCACTAAAGTACGAAAAAATACTAAAAGTAGAAAGAAAAGGTATAGCAAGTATTATACGATTGCATGGAGTAAAAAACGCATTAAAAGTAATAAGACCTCCAGAACCTGGAATGTCTTGGGCGGGTGTACTATTTCTTAATAAGTACCCTTGGGTAGTCTATGACTTCTCTGAAGAGAAGAAAAAAGACACTTGGAGAAAAGTGTAATGGCAAGAAAAAATAGGTTAATAGCAGCAGCAAATTTGAATCTACAGGAGATAGAACCTCTAACACAGAATCAGCTATTAGCATTTGAAGCCGACAATAATTTAGTGTTACATGGAGTAGCAGGTACAGGCAAGAGTTTTATTTCTTGCTATTTAGGATTCGATGACATTCTAAAGAATGAAAAAGAAAGAATAGTCTTAATCAGAAGCGCAGTACCTACTAGAGATATTGGATTTTTACCCGGGAACGAAAAAGAAAAAGCGTCTGTATACGAAGAGCCTTATAAAGACATTTGTATAGAGTTATTTCAGCGTGGAGACGCTTATGAAATACTGAAAACAAAAGGTATATTCTACTTTATGACTACCTCTTTTATACGAGGAGTTACTTTGAGAGACGCAGTTGTTATAGTTGATGAGTGTCAAAATATGTCTTTTCACGAGCTAGATTCGATTATAACTCGAATTGGAGAAAACTGCAAAGTAGTCTTCTGCGGAGACTTTAGACAGACAGACTTAGACAGAAACGGATTAAAAGATTTTCTTCGCATACTTAAAGCTATGTACGAAGAGTTCACTCTAATAGAGTTTGAAATAAAAGATATAGTACGAAGTGACTTTGTCAAGAAATACATTACAGCCAGGACAGACTTAGGTATATGAAAGCCGTTCTAAGCAATCGAATTTATATGGATTGCGATGAAGATTTGCAAAGAGAGATCGATAAGGAGCTTACTTATCGTATACCTTCGCACGACCCAAAAGAACCGCCCTTCGTCATAAAAAATATGGGAATAATTAGAAAAAATCTAATCACTATTCCCATAGGCAGACAAGATTTAATACCTTCAAACTATGAAATTATAGACAAACGATACTTAGAACCAGTTGAATTTCCTGAGTTTAAGTTTGATCTACGAGACAGCCAAGCAGAAGTATACAATGATATACAAGACAATGCTATTATCAATGCTTGGGTAAGTTGGGGTAAAACCTTCACGGGGTTGGCTATAGCCGGAAAACTTGGACAGAAAACACTGGTTGTAACACATACCGTGCCTCTGCGAAACCAATGGGCAAAGGAAGTAGAGAAAGTTTATGGATTTACTCCAGGTATCATTGGTAGTGGTAAGTTTGAGACAGATACTCCAATTGTGATAGGCAACACTCAGACATTATATAGAAACATTACAAAGATAAACAAGATGTTTGGCACAGTTATACTGGACGAGATGCACCATGTAAGCAGTCCAACTTTTTCCAGAGTCATAGACACAAACTATGCGCGCTATAAAGTAGGATTGTCTGGAACAATTGAACGAAAAGACGGAAAGCACGTTGTATTTCGTGATTATTTTAGTTCAAATGTGTATAAGCCACCTAAAGAAAACTTTATGCAGCCTTCTGTGCAGATTTGGAAATCTGAAATACGATTTGTAGACGGTACGCGCATACCGTGGGCAAATAGAGTGACTGCTCTCGCAAATAATGAAGAATATCGACACAGTATTGCCATGATTGCATCCGCATACGCTCAAAAAGGGCACAAAGTGTTGGT